AGGTGTCCCGCGAGAAAGGAAATTAGCCTGCTGCCCCTTAACGGTGACATAGCCTTGGCTGTAAATGCCTTTGGTGCCCGTAGCCACCACCAAGTCCCCGCCAATCGTGCTCGTGCCGGTGCCGCTCACCGTCAGCGTCCCGCCCACCGTGGCGTTGCCGCCAAACGTCGGGCTGTAGGCAGACAGCTTCCGCGTACCCGTGCCGCCGTCAATAGGAAGGAAGTCAGTCGTGACGCTAGCCGAAGCTTCCGTCAGAGCGTTAATGCGAATGTCGGGCATTTTAAGTGAGGGCTATGAAGGGATTGGCCGCGCTGTCCACCAGCCGATCACCGGCTGACGTAATGAGCGTAAACTGAACGTCAGGGCGATTGACGTATGGCTGTCCAATGAGAGGGTCAGACCAGAACGTGCGATCAGCCACAATGGGCGTCATCCCGCGATAGAGCCCATCAGACTTCGCCAGCAAACTGGTCTCAAAGACGGTCACAGGTAGTTCAGCTCCTGAATCTCAGCCACCACATCCGTACCCGCCGCACGGATCGCCTTCGCCGCAATGGCGGTCTGCCGGGGCCAATAGGCCGTCGCGCCGTCGTTGTAGAGGAAACCCTTGGAGGTCGTCGGATTGGTCGTACCATCCAACGTCACCCGCGCCGCCGCCCCATTGAACTGCACCAGAACGTGCGTCGTGGAGGCATTGAGGGTGAAGTCAATCACCGCCTCTGCCGTCGAACTAATCGTGTTCTGGGCGTGCGTCGTGCTGTTCTGGGGAATCGCCTGCGAGGGCGTGTTGACGATGCGGGCGTTAGCCATATTAGAAACGGGCTTGAGAGGTTGCGTGACTACGGAAACGAGACGCCACTCGGTTGGCGTTCCGTTGGTTCATAGCGTTTTCCAATTCTAGCACAAGAAGGGACTCGGCGTAGCCTTCCTCGGCCTGAGCCTTATCGTTCTGCCCATCGTAGCGGAGGAAGTCCGCAAAGGCAGCGTGCGCCCCGTAGTGGAAGAACTCAAGCGGAACATTCTGGTTGGTGGTGTTGTTGTAGTCGCCCTCCCACCGCTTCTTGTAGTCCACGTAAAAGGTCGTCAGGCTGTCCGTGTTGGCCAACACCCGGGCACCATCATACGTGACCACGAACTCAAACTCGTCCACGCTGTTCGTCAGATAGGGCTGCTGGTCGTAAACGCGGAGAAAGGTGTCGATGGAGTTAAGCGTGACCTGATCGAACGGAATGACGTTGGAGCTAGCCGCCCGCGCCTCCCCCAAGACCATATACCGGGGCCAATACGACGACCGGCGATAGGCGTTGTAGATACGCCGATTGATGAAGCTCCCAATCAACGTCTCCTCTTGCGGGGTCAGGGAGGTATTCCCAGACAACGCCTTAACGAGCGTAAGTAGATTGCTGTAAGTGTCGGTTTGCATTACACCTTATTAGGGCAGAGATGCGGGAACTTCTTCTGGTGATAACGGATGAACTCCTTGCTGTTCACTTCCTTACGTCCGTACTTGGCAATCAGCCGGTAGTACTCGTCAGCAGGGTAGAACGCCACAGCCTTACCCAAGCCCGGAATGGTGCGATGACCCTTCCACCGCTGGGCCTCTTGCGCGGCCATAATCTCTTCCTTCTTCTCGTTCGCCTTAATCAGCTCAAACCCAGTCCGAATCTCGCGGATTAGGGCATCCTTCACAGCCCCTTCTCCGGGCAGCGCGGTGATGATTTGCATAAAAAAGGGCTCCCCCTAGTGGAGGAGCCCCATTGTAACAGCCTAGGCTGGTCTTAGCTGAACTTCGCCAGATCGACGATGCGGAGGCCGATGATGATCTCACCAGCGGTCAGGGAGGCGACAGCCGAATCCGTGACCTTGATGTAGATGTCCGCCGCCGAGGCCGACTGCTTCACCGCCTGCGTGAGGCCGGAGGTATTCGTCGCGGTGCCCAGCGTGTACTGGTCGCCCGTGTTGAACACGGGAACCGTCATCGCGTCCACGTCGAGCGCATTGATGAACTCGTCCGGGTCGGCCAGCGTGGTGCCAACGTCGATGACCAGCGTGCTGGAGCCCGCGATGTCCACCGTGTTAGCAACACCCACCAGCTCCACCGCACCGTGCGCCGGGATCGAAGCAATGACCCGCGTGCCACCGTTGCCGATAGCGATCAGATCATTGTAGTCCAGACGGACGTAATCGGTGAAGACGCTGCCCTCATTAACAGTAACTTTAGCCATTGTGATGTCTCCTTGGTTAGGGGTTAGCTCAGGACGGTGATCTTGCCGTGCGCGCCCGGATGCGCCACCTTGAGGGTGCCGGTCCAGTCAACGTAGCCGCGCTCACCACCACCGAGGTTCGGCAGGCGGGTCGATCCGAGGGGGATCAGCTCGCCAACCGCGTAGTACTCGGGGTTGATCAGGTAGCCGGTGTCCTTGTTCGTGGTGTCCGGCGCGCAGTCCGGGTTCATATCCACGATGGCCACGATGCCGTGGTCGGACACATACTGACCAACGGACAGCTTGATCAGGCCAGAGGCCGAATTGCTGTTGAAGGTACGGATCGGGCCGGTCGAGCTGTCGGCACGGGCGAAGTCGCTGATGACCCGGCGAAGGGCCGTGTCAGCGATCAGGGTGAGGCTGTTCGTCACACCGGACACCCGATAGATCGAGGTAATCAGGTTGTTCAGAACCGTCTCGGTGAAGGTGCCGGAGGCGTGGATGGAACCAGCCGGGGTGCGGTAGTCCGATGGGACATCCGCCGGGCCAGCCGAGTCAATCCAGTCACCGAGGCCGCGCATCGTGTAAGCGACGCCGCCACCGTTCTCAGCCGCACGGTCCTGAGTGCCGAGGAGGGTCTTCTCCACGTCACGCTTCAGTTCCTTGACGCCCTTGAGCTCCGCACGGGCGATGTCCTGCGGGCCAACCGAGGAGACGGCCTGCTGGAGGTCCGACACGCGGTAGGAACGACGGAGCTTCTGGACGTAGTTACCAAGGCGGGCGACCGACTCGAACTTGTCGTCGAAGTCAGTAACGTCAGCGCCTTCGGAGACCGCCGTGGAGACCGGGGTGGACAGCTTGTCCACGCCCCACTCAACGAAGGTGCCATTGCACTTGAACCTGTCCGCCGAGCTGAGAACGGGGGTCTCAGAGGGGGACAGCATCGACATAGCGTCCTGCAGGTCTTCGCGGTTAAGGGCCGCGCTGCCGGGCGAGGTGGTATCGTAGGTATTCGAGAACGACATAACTAATTAGGATTTACGTTTGGAGATTTGAGCTGCACGGAGGGCGATGAAGTCGTTGCTGCTTCCTGTTTGCTTAAAGCGGGCTTCAACTTCCTTCAGGGACTTTTCCACCCGGCTATCCACCCGTTCGGAAACAGATGCATTGGTCGAGGGATTTGACGGAGGATTGAGTGACGGAGACTTGGAAGTCGGCTCAATCACCCTGCGGCCATACATAGAGTTGGCTGCGTGAGCGATGAGGTACTCAATCTGCGGCGCGATCTCGGGGACAGCTTCCTTCACGCGCACAAGGCGGGGGTCATTGACCATCGCCTCATAGCGTTTACGGGTATCGTTGTCCTCGCCATCGAGCCAACCCAGCTCCTTACGGGCCTGCTGCTTGAAGCTGCCTTCAAGCTGTTTCCGCTGCTCACTCGCCTGCAGTTCGCTGAACTGCGCGGGAATGAACTTATCGCGGGCCTTGCGGGCCTTACGGAGTGAATCACGGATGTCCGCCTTGGTGTATTCCTTGCCATCCACCGTCGCCGCAACGTCAGTTGCAGAGAGGTCTTCAGCTCGGAACAGAACCTCCTCAGCCCACTCAATGACCTCATCGACCTCCTTGCGTTTGCTTTGGAGTTCGGAGAGATCCTTTACGTTAGCGTAAGGGTTGTTCTCCACCTTCGGCTCGGGGATTTGCTGCTTCGCCTGCGCAATGGCAGCCTCAAGAGCAGACGCCTTCTCCTCAGCCAGCTTGCGCTTGGCAGTCAGTTCAGCGATGCGCTTGAGAAGACCGCTCTTACCCTTCTGGGCAAGCTCGGCAATCTCCTCATCCGTTAGCTCGTCAATGTCCTTAGAAAGAACCTCCTTCGGATTCGTTTCCTTGGGTTGAGGATCGCCCTCCTTGGAGGGAGCCTCGTCCTTCGGAACTTCTTCCTTCGGAGCCGCTTCAGGCGTTACTTCGGCTTTCACCTTAGTACGCTTGGCAATGCGGGAGGACAGGAAGTCCTGATCCGTCATTGGCTTGTTTTCCACGGCGGGTTTAGCGTCTGCCGCGTCGGACGTTACGACTTCTGACATAGGATTGTGAACCGCCGTATTTGCGCCCCGGCGAATGCGATGGCTTAAATCCTACCATAGTAGACTTAGTGCTTGACCTAGGGCCCTAATGTTGAGGCTATTAGGTGCCCAATGGTGCAAAGCATAGCATTTCGCTGGCCCGGATTCCGGGCGTTCTACCAAGGCCCCGCCCACCGGCGTGGAAGGCAACCCCTTGGGGATTGAGCGAAGATGCGGGTTGGAGCCCCGCTTGGGACGAATTTATGGACCCTAAAGCCCTAGAGAGACTGCACAACAGCCAAGACTTCCTCGCCTTCCTCCGGGATGTGAAGGCAGGCCGCGAATACTGGATTCGCCAGCTTCACGATGTGAAGACAGAAGCCCTCCAACAGATCAGCGGGCGCATCCTCGCGTCGGACGATATCCTGTACAACGCGAGGTACGAGGAACTAGAAGCCCGGTTTACCCGGTTGCATTCAGACCCTGAGTCTGGACTTCGCCCATTTGCGCCGGTTGCGTACCCAGACGACCAATCTGAGCATTCTGAGCCTGCTGCATTTGGAAGACGTATTGGGACTGGTATTTCTGAAGGCGAGCCTGAAACGCCTCGTCGCTCTGGAGGCGCTGGGAAACGTCGGGCTGCTGCACATACTGCTGTATGACCTGCATTGCGACCTGAGCCCCATTGGGACGGGCTCCGACCTCAATGCCAGCGTAAATCTTGGACAGGTCATCCGTGACCTGCTTGACGATCTGCTGCTGGGCCTCCTGAGCAGGCTGGAGGACGCTATCAGCCAGTAGCGGGTTAACCGCCGCAGCCATCACCTCCAGCATCCGGTCCACGTTAATGCGACCATTGCGGTCGAACTGGAGGAGGCTGACGAACTGGTTGAGCTGCGCCTCAAGGGTCTCGGGATCGGTCGTCAGGACATCGAAGTTAATGTTGATGTCGAAGTTCTCATTCGGATCGCCGCGACCAAAGCGCACCGGATCGGGATTTCCCGTTACGCGGAAGAACACCTGCTCGGGACCGAACCGCTGATAGCACTTGTAGGTCATCCGCAGTACGTCCCTTACGTGAGTGAGGAACTTATCTACGAAGAACTGCTGGCGGATGCGGGACATCGGGTTCTGGTGGTCCAGACCCATAAGACGGTCGGCCTGCTCAATCTGCGTGCGCTCCATCTCCACGCTGCCGGGGTTGTAGGCAGGAGTAGGCCCAAACTGAATCTCACCCATACGGCGATAGGCGACCTTGACTCCCGGCCCCCATTCGGGCGCGGGCGTTCCCGCGGGGTACATAATGGCGGGAAGGGTGGCATAGCTGTTGCGGTCGATGCGGCTGTCGCGCTCAACCTTCACCTGCCATTGGATGCCGCGTAGTTGCTCGGGCACCGTGGCAAGCTCGTAGAGACGTTTGTTGTCCTCGCCCAGCTTGGTGACGACAAAGGGGTAGTCGTCGTACCCGTTGAGCAGTTCGTGCTTCGCAAACTTCGGCTCCTCGGAGGTTCCGTAGTAGTTGTTGTGGAAGACGGTGCAGTAGATGCCCTCGGACTTGTCTTCCTCGGAAATCAACCGCTGATAGCAGTAGATGACTTCGTAAAGCTCGGTCGTCTGCTCCTGCGCGATGCGGGTGTACGAGGTGTTGGTCCGGGGATCGTTCATATCCACGGAAGTCACCTGCATCTCCATAATCTTGTCCGCCCATTCGGAGTCCCAGCCCTCCGTAGCCACCTTGTTCTTGATCTCCTGAGCGGTCATCAGGACGCGCCAGAAGCAATACGGGGCCTTCTGGGGGTCGGTCGTGTAGGCGGGGAAGAAAACATCCCCATCAGGAGCCAAAGCAGCTACCTTGGGGCAGTTAACCGACTGCCTGACCACCGGAAACTCGGCAGAGCCCTCTTTCCGTAGCTCCTTCAGGGCTTTCTTCGCCCGCTTATCGGTCAGATTGTCGAACTGACCCTTCAGAAGCTGAACGACCTGCTCATCCGACTTCCCGTCGAGGATGATCTGGGCCAAATCGGGGCTCACCTGAGCAATCTGGGACAGGTCCAGACGCTGAAGGAAGGTGCGGTTCTCCTTCTGCCACCCCACGTAGGTGACCATAATGCCCCGCTCCAGCAGATAGTTGGCACCCAGCTCCATCTGACGCTTAAAGTCGGGGATGTAGGAGGCCACCATCCACTTGAGGAAGGCACTTACCACCCGCGCCCGGCCAATATCCCCTACTTCGATGGGGTACGCCCGGATGTGCGCCCGATTGAGCGCAGACATAAACAGCGCAACGTAGGTGTTGATACGCTCGTCGATGACCTGCACCTCCGAATCCGCCGCTCCTTCAAAGGGGAAGGCGTCGCTCCCGTGCTTACGCAGATCCTTGGACTTTCCCGGCCAGATGTTTCGGCGGTAGTCATAAGAATCTCGGGTACTCTGCAAGTACCAGTCTAGATCGTTGATGGTTGTGTCGTAAGCGTTCTTCAGCGCGGCGACATTGGGAACCGCCCGGACGTAGGTCAGGGCTTCATTAAGGTCATTAGTTTGCATTCAGTTTGCGCTGGAGATTCTGGACGATTGTATACGCAACGCCCTTGTGCGCCCCTATTTTGTCAGCCAGAAGTTCAGGACTGATTGGCTGGTACTGAGCCGTGAGGGTACGGGTCAAAATCTCAAACCCCAGCAGACGGTCCATCTGCTCGGCCTGCCAAGCGGGGTTTAGGGTGATGTCACCGTCCGAGGACTTCATGACGGTAGGTGGTTCCCTTCTCGTCGGTGATGACATCGACGAAGATGGGCTTGCCGATCAGCTTATCACAGTCGCGGGGTCGGACGGCTACGGGAACCAACCCCTTGTCCTTCTCCATCAGGCAGTAAACCCAATGTGGATTAGGAGCGCGGCGAATCACCCGCATCTGCAAACGTTTTGGCACCGCCTCGGGCACAGCCACAGCCAGTCGGAGCTTCTCCGCCCCCTCCTCCGTAAAGAACTTCCGGCCCTCCACCGTAACGTACTCCCCCTCTGCCAGACGCTCATCCCGCAGCTTGGCTAATTGGAACTTGGTGATGCCAAGTTCCGTACACAGGTCATTGAATGCGATCATCAGTAGGCCCTTCCAGTAGGTTTAATGGTTCTAAGTGAGTTGGGGTCGATAAAGCGTATCCCTGCCACCGCCGCATAACGAATGCAGTCGATGGGGTCTTTCCACGCCTCATCCTGCCCACCATCCGCCGTGTACTCCTGAAAGGCTTGGATGATGTTCTCGCAGCGGTCCGAGATGTACAGGTGAGGCCGATTCAGGGAATCGACCGGAGCCTTCTTGTTGTACGAAAGCTTGGTCTGGATGGCCTGCAATCCGTCCTCGATGTCCAAGCCGGGGGCTGGGAGGAACACTAGTCCGGCATCCTCAAGGTCCGCCATAACGGACGATACGCCGGTTTGCGTCTGATATTTGGCTGCTCCTAGCCGAGGGTCGATCAGCCGCTCAAAGATCGAGTCATTCGTATCCGACTCCATTCCTGTGATCAGATCGACGTAATCGCGGATGCCGTAACCCAGACCCTTGGACCCCTCTCCGCCAATCCACTTACCCCCGTGCCATCTGGCCCACTCCCCGACATTCACATCCGGCCATTCTCGGTAAATCCACCACGTATCAGAAGGGTCCACGGCAATCCACGCCATAAACCAGTTCTTCCGTCCAGCGGGATCGAGGATGAGATATTTGGTCGTACCCGATAATTTAATCGAGTCGTGGGCTACAACGTTCAGGTCTCGGCTGAAGCTGGGGAACTTCGTACTGATGGACTTGGTAGCAATGCCATACGCACGGGTAAGGATTTCGGCCTCTGGCCGGTTGGCTAGGTCTTTGGCGATACGGTCGTAACCACCGAAGGGGTTGTCCCGACTGTGGAAGTAGATGATCCCGGCATCCCGGTTCCTTGAACGCTGAATGTATGGGACTGTCCGGCCACCCAGAAGCTCGGCGGACTTAGATCGCACGTTTTCCGCTCCTTGCACGTAGTCTCGGACAACTTCGTTCCAGCCGTCGATAGGTGTAAAAGTAACGACCAGCTTGCTGTTGCGAGTAGCCAACCGAAAACGAAGAGTGCTAAGGAGTTCCGGGCCGATGAGGTATTCATCACACCAAGCGCCAATGTTGATCCAGCTAGGATTCCGGCACCCCAACTCAGCACCCTCAAGGATTGTGTCGTTGTTAAGGAATTGGGCATAGGTCTTAAAGATGATGGAGCTCTTGCTGACGGGGAGGATGAGGCTGGACTTGGAGAAGCCGTTCTTCCGGGTGTAGGACACGTTCTCCTCCGTGCCTAACACCTTCACCTTAAACTCCTCTGGCAGAGCGTCATAGACCGCAGACTGCTGCTGACGGATCGAGACATCCGCATTCTGGGCAAAGCACATTATGACCGACCCCGGATTCTCGACTGCCGCCTTAACTACGGCGTGAGCTGCCCAACTTGTTTTGCCAGAACGATTTCCGCCACTTACCAGCAATTCTGCGTGGGTCTGGAGCAGTTCCTCGGCATCCCGCCAATGGGGTAGCTTCCAGCCGTACCGATAGGGGTCTCGCCTGCTATTGGCGATAGCCGAGTGGTAAAGTTCGTGAAGCTTCAGGACATCCTGCGGCTCCATCGCCGCCAACTCCTCGTCAGTCGGCGGCTTTAAGACCTCGTGCGGTTCCCAGACTAGGGCCATTGTTAAAGGAAAGCCTCGTTTTCTTTAATTCCGGAAAATGGAATTAAAGGAAGGTCTGCTTGCCTGTTGAAAAAACACCCCAGTCTTTTCAACACGCCTCCACGGGTTTAGCCACCACTTCCACGCTACTGGCCTTCAGCTTGGCCCGGGCTTCCTCAATAGCCTTCATCGCATCCTCCAAGCTAGGCGCGGCACCCTTGTGCTCCACCACCACCTTATTCTCTCCCATTACGGCCAAGTACTTGTCTATGCTGATGCCCCACGGGATCGCCAAGTCTCGGATGTTAGTCCGCGCCAACTGCTCCGGGTCCTCCGCCAGCATCCTCATCTTCTCCTTCTGAAGTAGCCGCAATCCCTCCGCGACCTCAAGGGCATCCTGCGCCAACACCTGCCTCCGTTCCTCCAACACCATCTGATGCCTAGCCTTCAACCGACTAATGGTCTCCCACTTCATCCCTAGCTCCTCCCTGATCTTCCCAAAGGAGCACCCCTCTGCCAACATCTCCAAAGCCTTCACCGCCTTAGCCGGGTCCCGCCTTTCCAGATAGTTCCCCTCAGCCTCCCCGAACTTAGCGATCTCCACCGCCATCTCACTAACAGGCTTTCTAGCCCGTTTAGCGCGTTCTTTAGCCATAGGGCTATGCTGGTATGGGCGAGGCCCTCAGATCAAGCCTAAAGCGAAAGGGCGGCTTTTAGGGGACATATTGGAAATTTTTTAAAAGGGTCGAGTGGAGCAATCCCAATTTACCCACCACCCCCCCCCTGCTTCCCCCCTCCCCCCTAGGGTGAACACCCTAGTCGCACTTGTGATGAGGTAAATACCCTAGGGATCCGGGAGGGGTGAATCCCTCAGGGTAGAATACCCTAGAAGACGCGAGAGGAGAACACCTTAGTCACAAACGGGAGGGTCCGGACCCTGCGCGGGCGAGGCTGACCGTTAAGGGGTGAAAGGATTGCCTGCGCCACTCACTCGCTTGCCTAGCCTTCGCCACTCTGTCCCTCACTCTGTCCTTCCTTGTCTCTCTGTCTTCTCTGTCCTTCTCGGCTCCCTTGGCTCGGATTGCCGGGAATTGGTTTGCCGGGATCTGGATGCCTTAGCTTGCCGAGATTCGGAAGCCTGAAAGAAAGTTCAAAAAAGGTCTTGCAAGCTGCGCGGATTTCGTCCCATCTCCTCTTGTCCGAGGCGAAAAACGCCAAGGCAACAAACCAAAAAACACACGATGAAAAGCCAAGCATATGCAGGCGCCGGAAACGGTGAAATCACGGAAGCGTTCGCAAAGTGGTTCATTGAACAGCCGCTGAAAGTACAGGAAAACCACTTGGACTGTATGTCCACCAATCAGGCGGTGGAGCTTGCGCGGCTTGTCCTGAAGCTCTGCCCGTATCTCTAAGCGTTCCCCGTTCCCCTCGCGAAAGTGAGGGGATAGGGTAGCCCTTATGGCTCCGCCAACATAACCAAACGAAATGAAACACGATACCGAAACCGTCACCCTTGCAGACGTTCTCCTGTATGTCTTGCTGATTGCGGGGCTCGGGTTGGGCCTTGCCTACGCCTTTTAACCCTTTGTCAGTTAACCACAAATAAAACACACAAAATGAAATTAGAAGCCTACCTAAAAACCGTTCAGTCCCTCGGCGAGATTGTCGCTTTTGACTATCGCTTCAACG